TAACATACACATAGAGAAAACGGTTTAAATAGGCGATGGGAAGTGCACCAGATAGAATTCGACCGTCGCCTATTGACTTAATTGTTTAGTTATGTTATATTATAGAGAATTAACAAAGGAATAATATGAAGAATGAAATGAAGATACCAAAGGTTACTTTTAGAGTACGAGAAGGTGACGAGATTTCATCGGAAGGCGGTTGTCCTATCGGTGGTGAATGGTTGAATAAGACAACAAATGATTATTTCAAAAATAAGAGAGTTGTATTATTCAGTCTACCTGGTGCATTTACGCCGACTTGTTCAAGTCAGCAGTTGCCAGGGTTTGAAGAACACTATGATACTATCACAAAGTTTACAATAGATGAAGTTTATTGTATTTCAGTAAATGATAGTTTCGTAATGAATGCCTGGAGAGACCATATGGACATTGAGAAAGTAAAATTTATTCCAGACGGTTCAGGAAACTTTACAAGATTTATGGGAATGCTAATTGGTAAGAACCATTTAGGTTTCGGTAATAGAAGTTGGAGATATATGGCAGTTATTAATAACGGCATTGTTGAGAAATGGTTCCAAGAAAAAGGTATCAACAATGAAGGAAAAGATGATGACCCATATGTAGAAACAACTCCAGAGAAGATGTTAGAATATTTACGACAAAGTGAATAGGCTATTGACAACAACGACAAAATGATATATAATGTTTAAATAATGACAAAGGAGAATACATGATGAACTTATCTAGTGACACACTCGCATTGCTTAAAAACTTTGCAAATATAAATCAGAATATTTTAATTAAACCTGGTAAGAAATTAAATACAATTTCTACTATGAAAAATATTCTAGCAACAGCAGACATCAAAGAAGACTTTGACCAGCAGTTTGCAATCTATGACTTACCAGAATTTTTAAGAACGGTTGACTTATTTGAGACACCTAACTTGAAATTCAATGGTGGTTCTAGTGTAGGTATTTCTGGCAAAGACGGAAGGTCACAAAGTAAATATACTTTTGCTGACGAATCTGTTATTGTTTCACCTACCAAATCAATCTCAATGCCTGATACAGAAGTATCTTTCGTATTTAAGAAAGCAGATATGGAGAGATTAATGAAAGGTGTGGTTACTCTTAACTTACCTGACATTTCAGTTATTGGTGATGGTAAGAATATGATACTTCTTGCAGAAGATAGAAAGAATAAAGCTTCTAACAAGTTTGATATTCAGGTTGGCGAAACTGATAAAACATTTAAAGCGTTTTTCAAAGCAGAAAACTTTAAAATGTTAGCAGATGACTATGATGTTGCAATCTCTAAACAAAAGATTTCACATTTTGTCAATAGAACAAGACCAGTGCAATACTGGATTGCTTTAGAACCTGAAAGTGAATTTTAATCAAGTTAAAATCGCAATCAAGTATGTAATAGGTGTAAGTGGTATCGTTTGTTGTATGATAACCTTATCACTTTTACTTAATCTATTACAAGGTACAATTTAAATTATGGAGTATATATTATGGCAGACTTTTTGTGGGTTGAAAAATACCGACCAAAGACAATTGAAGAGTGTATCTTACCAGAAGATATCAAATCAACTTTTCAAAACTTTTTAAAACAAGGCGAAATACCAAATCTACTTTTATCAGGTACAGCAGGTACAGGTAAGACAACGGTTGCTCGTGCATTGTGTGAAGAGTTAAAATGTGACTATCTTATCATCAATGGTTCAGATGAAGGTAGACAGATTGATACATTAAGAACTAAAATTAAGAACTTTGCAAGTACGGTTTCTTTAACCGAAGACGCTAATCATAAGGTAGTGATTATAGATGAAGCAGATTATACAAATGCTGATTCTGTACAACCTGCCATGAGAGCATTTATGGAAGAATTCCATAACAATTGTAGATTTATTCTAACTTGCAATTTCAAAAACAAAATCATACCACCATTACATAGTCGTTGTACGGTAGTAGACTTTAGAATTGTCAACGGACAAAAGAAGAAGTGTGCTGACGCTATGATGATTAGACTAGGTAAAGTATTAGATGACAAAGGTATTCCTTTTGACAAGAAAGTTTTGGCAGAGCTTATCATTAAATACTTTCCTGATTTCAGACGGACTATCAATGAACTTCAAAGATATTCTGTAAGAGGTAAGATTGATAGTGGTATTTTATTTACATTATCTGAAGCGAATAACAAAGAACTAGTTGCTACATTAAAAGAAAAAAGATTTAATGATATGCGAAAGTGGGTTATACAGAATATAGATAAAGAGCCTACAAGTATGTTTCGTAATCTTTACGAAGTACTATGGAAAGCACTTGAAGCTAAATCTATACCACAGGCAGTTTTAGTTATCGCCGGTTATCAGTACAAGGCAGCTTTTGTTGCAGACCAAGAAATCAATATGGTCGCTTGTCTTACCGAGATAATGGCAAATTGTAAGTTTAAATAATGGCTTACGAACTCAAAGAATACTTGAATAGTATTAACTTCAACAAAGATGATGTGATGAAGACAGACGATATTACCTGGGAAAAGAAGTACCCAGCGTATATTGTAAACAAGTGTTTATCTTATCATTATGACACCTTATTCGCTGCCAACGAAATGAATGGGTATCATTTTCTTCCCAATAATATGCAGTATCATTTTTTACTAAATATAGTAAGAAAGAAAAAGCGTTTTGCTAAATGGATGAAGGCAGAAAAGCTTAAAGATTTAGACTATGTAAAAGAGTATTATGGTTATAGTAATGAGAAAGCTAAAACCGCTCTTAGCATACTGACTAAAGATGATATTGAACATATAAAAAAATCCTTAAATAAGGGTGGGAGAAACAAAAAATGACGGACAATGTAAAATGGTCACCGGAAGATATGCTAGAGGTTACAATAAAGCAACCTGACGATTTCCTAAAAGTAAGAGAAACACTAACTAGAATTGGTGTTGCAAGTCGTAAAGACAAAACACTATTTCAAAGTTGCCACATATTACACAAACAAGGCAAGTACTTTATTGTACATTTCAAAGAACTATTTGCCCTTGATGGTAAGAAAGCAACCTTAACAGAGAATGACATTCAGAGAAGAAATACTATTGCAGTATTACTTACTGATTGGAGTTTAATAACAATAGTGAAACCTGAAGACGCTACTGACAAAGCACCTTTATCACAAATTAAAGTACTACCTTTCAAAGAAAAGAAAGAGTGGAATCTATCTGCCAAATATAATATTGGTAAAAAGTTAGATGAAAAAACAGAAGATAAAGCAGTTTCAGATGAAGGTCAATAATGCAAGTACAAAACTTTACCGATTTTCTATCTGAACAAACTTTAGATAGAGAAAACAAACCAATTACAATTGCAGTAATTACTAAAACTAACCCTGACTTGAAGAAAAGAAAAGTCGGAGGTAAAGAAGGTAAAGAGCTGACGGTAAAGTTAATCAATGACGCTTGCGAAAAATTAAAGATTAAGTGTATAGTTATTGAAACTAGACACGCTATTATCACAGGTAAAGACGAAGAAAAGAATACTCTAACCGTTTATAATTTTGACGGACAAGATAGTGAGTATACATTTATAGGTAAAGATACCGTTTGTATTACAAGAGCAGGTTCTGTAGAAGACGAAAGTGGTTTATCAATCCTTTCTGCTTTTCAAAACTCTGGTTCATTTATGTGTAATACAAGAAACGCTATGTTAACTTGTAATAACAAACTTACTTCTGCTCTACTATTTGAGAAGTTTAATATACCAACACCTAAAACAGCATTTATATCTAACGAAAAAAACATAGATGACGCTTTAGAATTGATTGGTGGTATAGATAAGTTTCCTGTAATCTTAAAGACATTAACTGGTACACAAGGTATCGGTGTTGTGAAGGTAGATAGTTATGACGGACTAGTGTCTACTATTCAAGCAATGTGGAAACACGGTGCTGAACTATTGATACAAGAATTTATGCCAAGTGATTTTGACATTAGAACATTTGTAGTAGATAACAAAATCTTTGCAAGTACAAAGAGAATTCAAGGCTCAGACGATTTTAGAACTAATACACATAGAGGTGCTGAAGCAGTTCCTTATAAGTTGAAAGACGAGGAAATAGACATCATACTCCGTGCTAGCAGGGTGTCCAAGGCGTATCTTTGTGGTGTAGACCACATTATACACAAAGGAAAACCTTATGTATTAGAAGTCAATGGCTCACCTGGAACTGGTGCAGAATATGAAGGATATATTTATAAAGACTTCTATTCGGATCCAGAAAATAGTGGTGCAATCGGAGGAGACAAACTGGTAACTAACTTAATTAAATGGTTATCAGAAAGAAAGAATTGGGATAAACAATCCATTTCAGAAGTGGGTTGGTTAGAAACAATAGAAGTAGGCGACATCGGTAAGATGAGAGCAAAAATGGATACTGGTAACGGTGCTCATGCTTGTTCAATGCACGCTGAAAATATAAAAGTAGAAGGTAAAAAGGTAACCTGGAAGTATAATGGTAAAACATATTCAGCACCGAAGTACGGGGAGAGTAAAGTCTTTCGTGCTAATGCAGATGGTGAAGAACCATCAGAAACTAGAACAACAATTAAATTAGACCTTACCTTTAACGGTTTCACATATCCTGATATAGAATTTGGACTTGACCAACGACCAAGGTCTGGTTCAGATGTATTACTGAATAGAGAAGTAATCAGATTATTCAATGCCTCTGTTAATCCTAATAGAACATTTGTTTTATCAAAACGATTACCGCCTATTGACAAAGACTAACAACTAGTATATAATGATTAAACAATGGAGATATTATGAAAAAAAATATAAAGATTATACGAATAATTACAGGTGAAGATATTATTGGCGATTTTAGTCAAGGCAATGGTGAAGTAGTTGTAAAGAAACCTTACATCATTTATCCAACCTCACAACCTAAACCAGGTGAAGCAATTAAATTTGGTATGTTTACATACATTCCGTATGCTGAAACAGAAGAGATTAATTTTAAAGACGATAAGATTATATGTGTAGTAGAACCTAAACAGGATTTACTTGCGTCATATGAACAATCAGTTTCTAAAATTATAACTGGACCGAGTTTAATAACCTAATGAGTGATAGTATCCAAACAAAGGATACTATAACTATTAACTTCATAAGTAAGAACGGAAAAACACAACAAGTTATAGTACCTACAGGTTACACAATTATGGAGGCAGCAAGAAGTTTTGCTGAACCTACGATTGATGAAGTACCGGGTGATTGTGGTGGGTGTACTGCCTGTGGTACTTGTCATATTAATATACGAGAGGACATTGACAAAGTAGGAAGAGTAGAGTATAATAGTTTAGAAAATGAGATATTAGAAATGAATATGGAATATGATAGAATGTATTCCAGATTAGCTTGTAATGTTATGTTAGAAAAGAAACACAACAATTTGAAAATATATTTGAGAAGTATGGAGAGCGTATAGTGAATTTTTATAAAGATGTAGTTGAACATAGAGGTAAGTTGTTGGTTCGTGGTGTACACGATGGACAAGAGTTTAAAGAAAAGATTTCCTTTAGACCTACAATGTATGCAAATACACAAGAAGAAACTAATCATAAAACTTTACAAGGCAACTATCTAAAACCTATTACCTTTGAAAGTATTTCAAAAGCAAGAGAATTCAAAAGAAGTTATGCAACTTCTAATAGTCCACTATATGGTAATGATAGATGGCACTTTCAATATATCAGTAAAGAATATCCACAACAGATTGAGTTTGATAAAACATTAATTAAAATCTTTACAATTGATATTGAGACAACTGCTGAAGGTGGTTTTCCTGATGTAAACAATCCAGAAGAAGAAATCATTTGTCTTACAATTAAAAATCAATCTAATAAACAAATTATTACTTGGGGTACTAAACCATTCTTTGTTAAACAAGATAATGTTACCTATATAGAATGTAGTAATGAAAAACAATTACTAATGGAGTTTTTCAAATTCTGGACTAAGAATTATCCTGATGTTATTACAGGTTGGAATACTAAATTCTTTGATATACCTTACCTATGCAATAGAACTAAAAGACTTGTAGGTGATAAAGTTATTAATAAACTATCGCCTTGGGGTTTGGTTGAAGAAGAACAACTAACCGTTAGAGGTAGACAACAAACAATATTTAAGATTACAGGTATATCTAATTTAGATTACCTAGACTTGTACATAAAATTTATTCCACAAAGACAAGAAAGTTATAAACTTGATTATATCGCAAAGGTAGAATTAGGTGGTGATGGTAAAGATAATAATCCATATGAAACTTTTAGAGAATGGTATAAGAATGATTTTCAATCCTTTGTCGAATACAATATCAAAGATGTTGAACTAGTTGATAGACTAGAAGATAAGTTAAAGTTGATTGAATTGATTATGACTATGGCCTATGAGGCAAAAGTTAATTATACAGATGTGTTTTCAGAAGTTAGACTTTGGGATACATTGATTTACAATCATCTATTAAAAGAGAATATACATATACCACCTCGTACTGATAACATCAAAAACGAGAAATATGCTGGTGCATATGTTAAGTCACCACAAGTTGGTCAACACAAATGGATTTGTTCGTTTGACATTAACTCACTATACCCTCATTTGATTATGCAGTATAACATTAGTCCTGAAAAGATGATTGGTGTTAAACCTAATGGTATATCTGTAGATAGAATGTTGAAACACGCTACACCTCTTACACATTTAAAAACAGAAGGTGCAACTATTACACCTAACGGTGCAATGTTTAAAACAGATAGTCAAGGTTTCTTACCAAAGATTATGGAAGGTATGTATAATGATAGAGTACATTACAAGGCTTTAGAGTTTCAAGCAAAGAAAGATTTTCAAAAAACAAAAGACCCAATCTATTCAAACGAAGTATCTCGTTGTCATAATATTCAATGGGCAAAAAAGATTTCATTGAATAGTGCTTATGGTGCAATCGGTAATCAGTATTTCAGATTTTACAATGTCAATCAAGCGTCAGCGATTACAAGTGCTGGTCAGTTTGTTATTCAGTATATTGAAGAGAAGGTAAACAAATATGTAAATGATATATTACAAACAAAAGATAAGATTGATTATATCGTTGCCTCTGATACTGATAGTATCTACTTGTGCCTAGATAAATTAGTAGAGAAGTTTTGTAAAGATAAAACTAAAGAACAGAAATTAAACTTTGTTGATAAGGTTGCAAAAGGTAAGATAGAACCGTTTATTGAAAAGTGTTTTGAAGAGATTGCTGATTACACAAATGCCTTTCAACAGAAGATGGTTATGAAACGAGAAGTTATCGCAGACAAAGGTATCTGGACTGCTAAGAAAAGATATATGTTGAATGTGTTAGACGAAGAAGGTTTCCGTTTTGAAGAACCTAAACTAAAGATTATGGGTATTGAAGCAGTAAAATCTTCAACACCAGAAGTTTGTCGTGTTGCAATTAAAGAAGCAATCAGATTGATTATGAATAAAGATGAAGAAGCATTACATACTTATATTAATGATTTCAAAAAGACTTACAATGCTTATCAACCTGAACAGATTGCGTTTCCTAGAAGTTGTAATAATTTGAGAAAGTACTCATCATCAAGTAGTATATTCATCAAAGGTTCACCTATTCATATCAAAGGCAGTTTGATTTATAATTGGCACTTGAAGAATCAGAATTTAGACCAAAGGTATCCATTGATACAAGAAGGTGATAAGATAAAATTTATATTGTTGAAAGAACCTAATCCTTTCAAGTTTAATGTGTGTGCTTACTTATCCACATTACCTAGAGAGTTTAAGTTGCAAGACTATATAGATTATGAGCTTCAGTTTGAAAAAACATTCCTAGACCCAATGAGATTTATTCTTGGTGCAATAGGTTGGCACGCTGAACCTCAAGCAAGTCTGGAACAATTTTTCGGATAATGCTAGAATATTTAAACAGAAACTATGAGTTATTAAAGATGAAATTTTTTAAAGATAAGACAGACGATTTTTTTAGATGGGTTAAAGGTACGGAGTTAGTCGAGTTAGATGACATTGATGTATCAGAGGATCCAGTAAGACCTGAATTAACATTAGGTTGGCGTATCAGTAAAGGCAGAAAGATATTTGGTTTAAAATATAAAGAAGAGATTGAAGGTATTATTTGTATTGCGTTTACGAATGATATTCCTACAACTATAAAAGAGTTAGATATGATGTCTGAACTTGCAGACTTAAAAAACGAGAAACGAAATGCAATCGCATATACGGTATGGTCTCGTAAACGAGGTGCAGGTAAAGAGATTATTAATAAGGTATTAGAATATGCAAAAGCAAATCATATTGAAAGAGTGATAACATTTTCACCTCTTACACCTATGGCAACACACTTTCATATTCGTAATGGTGCGAAACAAATATTAATTAACAAAGAGACGCAAAATTTTGAGTATAAACTTACCGAAAAAAAAGTATAGTGTAATCTATGCAGACCCACCGTGGTCTTTTAAATCGTTTAGTCCGAAAGGTGCTGACAGAAGTCCTAGTCAACACTATCAGACTTTAGAACTTAAAGATATAACAGACTTACCAGTAAAAGATATTGCAGATGACAATTGTACTTTATTGATGTGGGTTGTTGACCATAGTTTAGATTTAGCATTTGATGTAATTGAAGCCTGGGGTTTCAAATATAAGACGGTAGGATTTACTTGGGCAAAAACAAATAAGAATAAACTAGGTTTCTTTACAGGTTTAGGATATTGGACTAGAGGTAATCCTGAAATGTGTTTACTTGCAACTAAAGGTAAACCTAAAAGACAATCTAAAGCAGTACCACAATTAGTCGTATCACAAAGAGAACGACATAGTAAGAAACCAGATATAATGTATACACATATTGAAAACTTATTAAACGGTCCGTACATTGAACTCTTTGCAAGACAGAAGAGAGAAGGTTGGGATAGTTGGGGGAACGAAGTATGAATGCTTTAGCTGAACAATTAGGATATAAAAAGAAAAACAAAATTCAACAATTGAAACTAGACAACTGGTTATGTTTAGGACAGATATATAAAGACCCAGGTTATGTACATCTACCAGAAGTCGCAATGAAAGTTAAATTTGCAGTATCAAAACAAGAACGACAAAATGCTTGTGGTAAAATATACATTATTACTTGTGATGATAAGATAGTTAAGATTGGTGGTAGTCAAACTAAAGGTGGTATTGAAGGTACAATCAATGCTTATCTAGGTGGTTTTAGAGAAGGTAATTCTAAAAGAACTTATGCAGTATGGAACTATATTAATCAACAAGTCAAAGCAGGTAAAACAATAGAAGTTTATTATTATAATCTACCACAAGTGAGAGTTGAAATTCAGAAGATGAATGGCGACTATCAACAGCATTACATTAGTGTAGATTATCATACGATAGAAAAGAGTTATGTAGATGAATATAAATTACTCAATGGTAACTATCCTTACCTAAATGTACAAGAGAGTAATACTAAATGGGAAGACCTTGGATTAAGTGAAGGTTGGCCAGGTATGGGTGCTTGACAATGCAGTTTTTTTATAGTATACTATATGTATTAATCGTTTATTTACCAATAATTTTTATTTTAATAATGTGGAACAATGAAGATACTAGACCTTAAAGCATATGCCAATAGTGACGGACTGCCTATCATGGATACAATCCAGTTTGATAGATGGACCGAAGAACTAGGCAAAGAAAAATTTAGAGAATTACTTTCAGAATACATTGCTGAAGAAAGACCAAAGTTTCCTTTGAAACAAATATCACATGAAGCGATGAGACATAGTATTATTGGTCTATCAAAGTTTGACACAACAAAGATATGTAAACCAGTAGAACAAGTTGAGAAAAAAGTATTTGAGAAATATGATGATTATGAATATGATTTTAAGAGATATGGTTTAGGTTTGATTGACGCACCATCAACTTACAATATATCATCTAATTACTTTCATCAACATTTGAGATTGAATTGTAGTAGTTATGGTTTCAGAGCACCTATTGATGTATGGGAAAATGGTAATGCAAAAGATATATGGCGTTGTTTAGGTCCTATCTGGCGTGGTATTAATAGTGAACGACATTTAAAAGAAGGTACATATATGAGTGCCTTTAGATTAGGTACCTATATTGCAACACAATTTAAACCTGTTGTTGCAAAAACTTTATATGATATGACAAAGGCAAGAACGGTACTAGATACTTCTTGTGGTTGGGGCGATAGACTTGCAGGTTTCTTTAGTAGTAATGCAGAAGAGTTTTATGGCTGTGACCCAAACCCTAACACATATAAACAATACATGAAACAGATTGAAGAGTATAGTAAATTCTTTCCTAATAAAAAAGTTAAAATATATAATTGTGGTGCAGAAGATTTACCTTATGATGAATTACCAGATATAGATTGTGCCTTTACAAGTCCACCATACTTTAGTACTGAACAATATAATAAAGGTGGTGACAAAGAAGAGAATCAATCGTGGTTTAAATTTAATGAATATGAGAAGTGGCGTGATGAATTTTATTTACCTGTTGCAGAAAAGACTATGAACAAATCAAAGTTTATGTTAGTTAACATTATGGATCCAAAGATTAAGAATGTAAGATATAGGTCTAGTGACGAGTTAATAAATAAACACAGAGAAAAGTTTTTAGGCCAAATCGGTATGGTTATCATGCAACGACCTCAAGGAAATGCAAAGTTTAAAACAAAAGAAGAACTAAACGAATTTATGGCAATGAAGTACATTGAGAATATTTGGTGCTTTGGTCCTAAAGACTATGATTTCTTCTCTAGTAGTAGAAAAGGTACATTAGAGAACTTTTTATGATAAGAACGAAGTATACAAGCCTAATCATAAAAAAACAAAACAGGCTGTTGACAAACAAGCTATATTAGTATACAATGTAGACAATTGAATGGAGTAATCTATGAGTGATTTTTTAAAAGATATAATAAAAGAAACTGGCAATGAATACGCCACCCTTGCAAGTGAAGGTGTGGATGCTGGTGATGTATCAAATTTTGTTGATACAGGTTGTTATTCATTAAATGCCTTACTATCAGGCAGTATATATGGTGGTATGCCAGGTAATAAGATTACAGCAATCGCTGGCGAAGCTGCAACAGGAAAGACTTTCTTTGCATTAGGTATCTGTAAACATTTTTTAGAGACAGACAAAGACGCAGGTGTTATTTACTTTGAAAGTGAAAGTGCCGTATCTAAAAATATGATTGAAGATAGAGGTATTGATAGTACAAGATTTGTCGTTGTACCAGTTGCAACCGTACAAGAGTTTAGAGCACAAGCAATCAAAGTAGTAGACAAGTACCTAGAACAACCAGAGAGTGTTAGAAAACCTATTATGTTTGTATTAGATAGTTTAGGTATGTTATCTACAACTAAAGAAATGGAAGATACTGCTGACGGTAAAGAAACAAGAGATATGACAAGGTCACAAATTGTCAAATCTACATTTAGAGTATTAACTTTAAAACTTGGTAAAGCAAATGTTCCTATGATTATGACTAATCACACATATGATGTTATTGGTTCTATGTTTCCTCAAAAAGAAATGGGTGGTGGTTCAGGATTGAAATACGCCGCTAGTAATATTGTTTATCTATCAAAGAGAAAAGTAAAAGACGGCACAGAAGTTGTCGGTAATATTATTCATTGTAAAAACTACAAGTCAAGGTTAACAAAAGAAAATTCTATAGTTGATGTATTGTTAACTTATTCAAAAGGTTTAGACAAGTATTACGGACTATTAGATATTGCTGTTGAAGCAGAAATTTTCAAAAAAGTATCTACTAGAATTGAGTTACCTGATGGAAAGAAAGTGTTTGGTAAAACAATCATTGATAATCCAGAAGAGTATTTTACAACTGAAATATTAGAGAAGATAGATGAAGCAGCCAAAAGAAAATTCCTCTACGGATAAAAGATACACTTTTGCACAAAGACCAGGAGACGATTTTAGTTGTATAAAAATCGTTGAAGGTCAGTACAAAGATGTTATATACAAGTACGGCAAGGTACAATTTGCACAAGAAGAAAACGCAGATGGTAATTTGCCTTTGCAGTTTGAATGGACTCTATTAAAGAAACCAGAAGAACTGGACTTGGACCTTGACAAAGAAGCATTTTTAGTGTATATTGGTGATATATTAATCGAACTTTTAGATGAGAGAATAAATGATGGAACAATCCTTGATGACAAATAGACTTGAAGACACAATATTGACAAACTTAGTATTCAATGAAGAATACGCTAGAAAGGTATTGCCGTTTTTAAAAGATGAATACTTTGGTACAAGAAGTGATAAACTTTTATTTGAGTCCGTCTATGATTTCATAACTAAATATAATAATCTTCCTACAAAAGAGACCTTGATTATAGAATTAAACAATCGTAAAGATATTAACGAGGAAGAGTTTAAGGCTATTAAAACAACAATAAACGGATTAACTCCACAAGAGAGTGATATACAATGGTTGTTTGACACTACGGAGAAATTCTGTAAAGACAAGGCGGTAAACAATGCAGTACTTAACGGCATTAAAATCTTGGATGGAAAAGACAAGGAAAGAAATGCAGAGGCCATTCCTTCAATTTTATCTGAAGCTCTTGCTGTGTCTTTTGATAATCATATTGGGCATGATTACATTGGGGACGCAGATGATAGATATGAATATTATCATAAAAAAGAATTAAGACTTCCATTTGACCTACAATATTTCAATAGAATAACTAAAGGCGGTGTGCCACAGAAGACATTGAATGTATGTCTTGCCGGTACCGGTGTAGGTAAATCTTTGTTTATGTGTCACCTCGCTGCTACCTCAATACTTGAAGGTAGAAATGTTTTATACATTACAATGGAGATGGCAGAAGAAAGAATCGCAGAAAGAATTGATAGTAATTTATTAGATGTAACCACAGATGACTTACACGCTTTACCTAAAGATATGTTTGATGACAGGATTAAAAAGTTAAAATCAAAAAGTCCTGGTACATTAATCGTCAAAGAATATCCAACAGCGTCTGCTCATAGTGGTCACTTCAAGTCATTATTAAATGAACTTGCATTAAAGAAAAGTTTTAAACCAGATGTAGTCTTCATAGATTATCTTAACATATGTGCTTCAAGTAGATTTAAAGGTGGTAACATATCATCTTACTTCTATATCAAAGCGATTGCAGAAGAGTTAAGAGGTCTTGCAGTAGAATTTAAATTACCTATATTTACTGCTACACAAACAACAAGAAGTGGTTTCACTTCTACTGATATTGGACTTGAAGATACTTCCGAAAGTTTTGGTCTACCTGCTACTGCCGACTTTATGTTTGCTTTGATGACTAACGAAGAGTTAGATAATCTTAATCAAATGAAAGTAAAACAATTGAAGAACCGGTATAGCGACCCATCAATCAATCGTAGTTTTATTATTGGCGTTGATAGAAGTAAGATGAGATTGTATGATGTAGAGCAAAAAGCACAAAACATTGTAGACGCTAACCAGGAGAAAGAATTTGCTGAAGACCCTTACGACAAATTTTCAGATTTTAAAGTATAAACTTATGCCTAGAAAAAACACATCACCAACAAAACAAACACAAAGTAGAAGCTTAGAGCGTGGAGAAAAACTACACTATACTAAGACAATGATTAAGAAGAGAGGTAGGATGTACTGGAGAGTAATAGAAAAACCTACTAATGTTATTGTCAAAGATTTCTTTTTTGAAAAGGATGCTAGGTCACTAGTTAGATTTCAGAATAAAGAAAGAGTATGGGAAGTAAACGGTGGGATACCTCACTTTCTTTGTGAATTAGAACCAAATTAATTCACTTTTTTTTACTTTTTGCTCGTTTTTCGCTTGACACTATGCTATGAGTGTGTTATTATATACACATAATCAATGATGAAACAACAACTAAAGGATTTACTATGAACTTTCCAAACACTAACTCAAAAGACCTAATCAATTTCTTATCTGCTAACAATGGCGAACTTGAAATAACTACCGAAGAAGGTCTTATCTACAGCACAGCGAAGTTAGAGACTATCGCTAAAATCATTACTAATCACACAATGCCTATTGATGGTGTTTTGTCTTCTTCATCTATGGACTTTGCAAAAGAATATGGATTTAAGACTAATGACGCCGCTTCTAAACTATGGGAAAAGGCAGTTGACTTAGTTATCGCACAACAAACAACTACCGTTTACGCTTAATATCTAAGGTCGCCACCGTGGTGAAATTGGCAAACACAACGGACTTAAAATCCGTCGGAGTAATCCTTACCGGTTCAAGTCCGGTCGGTGGCACCAATCTGGAGTATGGCCTCGTAGCTCAACTGGATAGAGCACCAGTCTTCTAAACTGGATGTTGCAGGTTCAAGTCCTGCCGAGGTCGCCAGCTTGACAAATGAATAAATATGTTGTAGTATAAGAGAGTAATAAAAAATTAATGGATAAATAACAATGGCAGTTTTTAAAAAGACAGATTTTATAAGAGACAACAGACCATATGCAGCCAAGAATGGTAAGTATGCTGGTAAGTCTCGTTTTGAAATTGTACAATTAATGATAAACGCTAAAGAACGATTTGCTGAAGGTTCTTCAGGTAGTGGTCGTAAACTAGAAGGTATCGCAATTGTATCAAAACCTAATACTTGGCCTTGTATTATTCAAGTCAAATCTTCTACAGGAAGTAAGATAGAAGAAGTATCACTTACAACAATCCATAAGTCAACACTATTTGGTGGTGGAGGTGGTTCAGGTGGTGGTGCAGCCGTGACAGCAATTACTGAAAGTGGACAATGTTATTATTGTTCATTAGCATTTAATGTTAAGAAAGGTCCAATAAAGTTAGCAGACATTACAGACGCCAATATGGAAAAGGCTGCTCGTTATGTACAGGCGACCGTTGCTTACAAAGCATTTAAAGATAGAGTACCAGAAGATTGGATTGATAGTGGTACATTTCTAAAAACAGCAAACGAAATTTATAAAAAGTATTCATCAAGGGTTACTGGTGGTGTTTACTTTCATAGAGGCAGTACTTTTATGGGTAAAGTATATGCAGCTAAAAAAGAAGTAATTAGAATAGATAAACAAATGGCACAGAAAGATGGTAGAGCACCATTAGCGCCAGGTAGTTTTTCAGATGACAAATGGAATCCAGGTGATATATGGATGACTACAATGACACCAGGTTCGGATCCTCTTGCATTGTTTAAGCAAGATTGGGGAATATTAAATCAAGCAGTATTAGATAAAGCAGGTAGATTAAATTCTCCTAGAACTTTCTTACTAGGTATCTCTCTAAAGAAACTAGGTAGTACCGTTAAGTTAGAAGAGTATAATGCTCCTGAAAGAGTGAAGTTAATATCACACGATTACAAAAGTCATAAATTTGGAAGCAACAACGATTTCTTTTCGTCAATTGATATGTATATGGGTATGGGTGGTGCGAATGTTCAGTTTAGAGCATTTAATTCTACTTCAAGTTGGCAAGGAGAAATAAAAGGATTGAGTGCTGCCGGTGGTAAAATCGGTGCAGGTAATGTAAATTTCTATTGTGAGAAACACATACGAAAATCTATAGGTTCACAAGGTATAAGGTCTGGTTGGAAAGAAACACCAGGTAATCAAGTTAAGTTGAATGATATGTACCAACTATATAAGAAGTATGTTAATAATCCATTAGATAGTAGTAGTACTTTTAGCAAACAATGTATTGACAAAGGTGGTAGTTTTATATTCTCAAAGAATATGTGTCTATTGTTTTTAGACACTATGATGACAGCTACAACAACACAAAGAAATAAAGTATGTACAGATATTATAAAATATGCAGCTTCTAGTACTGATTTATCTTCTTTCTTTGTTAAGGTGTCATAAGACTTATAAATAGTAGCACAACGAAGTGAAAATTTATATTAATGGATAGTTTATTTGTATATGGAAAAAATGAAGGACAAAAATGTTTAGTTTTAAAGGATATTCTAGCTCAGGTACGAACACACACCTTGAGCATTTAGAAGACGAAATAATTAATAACGGCCTGGCAGGCGGTAAGAACGCTATAGCGTTTCTACAATCTTTACAGAAAATGTTAACAGGTAATGTTAGCAATAAAGTAAATGTAACCGTTAAGTGGGATGGCGCTCCTGCGATAGTATGTGGAACTAATCCTGAAAACGGCAAATTCTTTGTCGGTACAAAATCTGTATTCAATAAAACTCCTAAAATCAATTACACTTCAGCAGACATAAGAAAGAATCACCCAGGTGGTGTTGGTCCAAAATTAGAAGTTGCATTAAGAGAACTAAAAAAATTAGGTATAAGAGGCATTGTCCAAGGTGATTGTCTCTTTACTAATGAAGATAAGAAAGTGAATAACATTGACGGGCAATCAATGATTACCTTTACTCCTAATACTATAACATATGCTATGCCTGTTTCAAGTGCGGTCGGTAAAAAGATTGCTCGTGCTAGAATGGGCATAGTGTTCCATACACAATATGTTGGTGACAGAATGGATAGCTTAAATGCTAACTTTGGTTATGTTAAAGGAATCAGAAGTAGTAGTGTGTGGGTACCAAGTGCAGAATACAAAGACACTAGTGGTAGTGCAAGTTTCAATCGTGCAGAAGTTTCAGCGTTCAACGCTCAGTTAAGAATGGCACAAGGTAGTTTACAAAAAGCAGGACCTATGTTAAATGAGTTTAATAGTACAGACGATTTAGGCGTAGGTATGAAAATTAAAACATATTTCAATAGTATCGTTAGAGGTACACAAGGTATGGGTAGTGTTAAATCACTAGTAGATGGTTTTGAACCATACTATACAAGTTTCATTGATAATGAAATAACAAAACGAAAAACAGAAAAAGGTAAAGCACCTTACATCATTGCAAGAGAAAAGAATATAAAATTTATTCAAAGAAATAAACAATCATTATATTTTGCTATTGCAACATATGTTACCTTACAGAATTGCAAAAACATTTTAGTACGAAAAATAGCACAGATACAATCTATCGGACACTTTTTAAAAACTGATACAGGTTTTAAGGTAACAGCACCTGAAGGTTATGTTGCTACAGATAAGATTGGTAATGTAGTTAAACTCGTAGACAGATTAGAATTTAGTAGAGCAAACTTTACAATTGCTAAAGATTGGGTGAAAGGATAATATGGATACCTTTAAACAACACCTATTTAATAATTTGATGGAAGCCAAACAAACAAGAGTTGTTATTATGGGTGGACCAGGAAGTGGTAAATCAACTTATAGTGAATACATTGTAAGACACTTTGGTATTAAACATATTTATCCAGGTGGATTATTAAGAAAAGAAATTGAGAATGGTGGTCCTGAAGGACAGAAGATTAAAGATTTATTAGACCAAGGTAAATTTGCACCTAATGAGATAGTTTTAAATTTAGTTAAGAAAGCACTACAAGACAAAGGTGCTTCAAAAGGTTATGTGTTAGACGGTTATCCTAGATATATGCAACAAGTAAGAGATATGGAATCAAATGGTATCACTTATGATGTTGTTATATACCTTGATGTGAGTAGTGAAGAAGTTATTAGAAGACTTACTAAGAGAGGAAGAAAAGATGATAAGCCAGATATTATTAATGATAGAATTGGGTTATATAAAAAAGAAACCGGTCCCGCCATTGAACATTTTAAAAAGAGACCTGGGTTTATTTCTGTTAAGGCAGAAGGAAAAGAGCCTGGCGATATTGCGAAAAACATTATTAAGGAGATAGAAAATGCAATTTAATGAATACCAAACTCTAGCTGCAAACACAGCAATTTATCCACACGCAAGTAAGGTAACTTATCCTGCATTAGGATTATGTGGTGAAGCAGGTGAAGTCGCAGAAAAAGTTAAGAAGAATATTAGAGACGGTGCAAGTCCTACATTTAAAGAAGATATGAAAAAAGAATTAGGTGATGTGTTATGGTATATATCAGCACTTGCTAGAGATTTAGATATTGATTTAGATACAATCGCACAAATGAATTTACAAAAATTAAAAGATAGACAAGAAAGAAACCAAATACAAGGAAGCGGAGATAACCGTTAAGTAATGAAAACTTTTAAACACATAATACAAGAAGGCGTTTACGACCCAGGTATATTTAAAGCGTTCTTTTTAGCAGGAGGTCCTGGTTCTGGTAAGTCTTATGTTACCAATAGAACAACTGCTGGTATGGGTTTAAAATTAGTTAATTCAGATGTAAGATTTGAAAATTATTTAAAGAAGGCTGGTCTATCATTAAAAATGCCTGACCGTGAAGCAGACAAAAGAGACCCATTAAGAAATAAAGCAAAGGTAGTCACAGGCGACCAGATGGACTTATATGTTAGAGGTAGATTAGGTCTTGTTATTGACGCCACAGGTAGAGACTATGACATTATTAATAAACAACGAAGTATGTTAAGAATGTTAGGTTACGATACTTATATGATGTTTGTAAATACAAGTTTAGATGTTGCATTAGAAAGAAATAGAACAAGAACTAGAACCGTGCCTGTAGATATTGCAACGAAGAGTTGGAATGTTGTACAAAGTAATATAGGTAGATTTCAAAATCTATTTGGTACAGGTAGTATGATTGTAGTTGATAACAATAATGCAAGTGAAGATACACTTAACAAAGTTTACACAAGAATTAGAGGACTCGTTAGACAACCTGTTCAAAATTATGTTGCGAAAAAGTGGATGGAACGGGAACTAGCGAAGAAAAGAAATGCCAGATAACTTTCAAAAGAAACATAGAATGGACTATGTTAAAGAACTATTAAAGAAGTGCAAGTCTGTAGCAGAAGACTTGAATGACTTAACACACCCTAAAGTTTCTACTAAACCTGTACAGAATATTGTAGGTGACTGGAAGAAAATTGATGTTAAAGCACCTTCTAAAAATGATAGTCCTGAAACTAAAAAAGAATTAGATATGATGTCTGAACTATTTACACAAAGAAATAGTGCAGTAAAAGAAAGTATAAAGAACCACGATACAGATACATTTTATGGTATTGAAAAATACTTAACTGCTAATAATTTAGAATATGATACAAAAGATATATCTGAATTAAAGAAAGCAGGTAGTGGTGTAGTTAGACATTACAAAAACTTATATCAAAGACCAAGACCATATGAACTTGCAAAAGAAATGAATATGGATTTTGATAGTATGGAATTAATTTCTGATAGTATGAAGACACCAGCATATCCTGCTGGTCATAGTCTACAAAGTAGATTGATTGCAGAATACTATGGTAAATTATATCCTAAACATAAAGATAATCTAATAGAACTTGCTGACGAATGTGGTTATGGTAGAGTAGTTGCCGGTTGGCACTATCCGTCTGACC